AAAACAATATTGTTAGAACCAGAGGAAGCATGTTTAATATTTGTTGTGTTAAGTGTTGCACTCATGCTGCTACCTCCATAAGTGTCATATCACTTGTACCTCTAGAAAAATCACTAGAATCACTATCTGCTACACTTCTGTTTATATATAAAGCTTGACTTTTAGGATGAGCTCTAACTTTATAAGTATGAGTTCCACTACTTGGTGTATCTAAAAATGTAAATGATTGAACTCGAAAACTATCTGATCTACTTTCGTAAAATTCAGAACCCATTATATTTTGTCTATTTCCATAACCACTTTGTGGTAGACCTACAAAACTTCCATTTCTATCTATTCCTAGACCTGACCCTGTTGTGGCATCATTCAAACCAGAAATATGACATGTAACAAGAACTTTATTAGATGAACTTGTCATGGTAATATTAGCGGTCAATCCTGTAATGTCGACCCAAGAACTAGAACTAGAACTAAAAGTATCTGTTTTTTGTACATAAATAACTTGAAGAATTTTACCAGCAGTAGCTGTAGTAGCTAACGTGCTGCTACCAGTTCCGGGTACAGTCAGTTCAATAGCTGCATTACCTGTTGTAGTAGATGGTCCTTTTAAGGAGACTGTGCCTCCACCGCCATCTGCGGTTAATTTTAATTGGCTCATGCTGCTATCTCCATAAGTGTCATTACAGCCATAGGTGTTTTTGAACTGTCTGTATCAGGTTGATTTAAGTGAAGAACACTTCCATGATCTACTGCATATTGTGTTTTATAAGTTGTAGAACTTGTAGTACTTGGACTGTCTAAAAATTGAATACAATGATGTGCAGCATAATAAGCAGAAGAAGCACCTACAGCAACTCCCATAATCATTTCACTTTTACCACCTCCACTTCTTTCTCGTGTTTCTTGTATTACAGTTGAACCTCTTAAAAGTTGTATTCCGGCATGTGTATCATACTCACCAGATCTATGTATTCTAAAAGGGTGATTTATTAAAATATAAATTGTATTGCTTGTTGCAGAAGGTGTTATTGAAGCTGATAAGTTTGTATCACTCCAACTCTGACTATTAGTGCTTTGGTAAGTTGTAGATGTAGCATTTACTATTTGTACAATTTTACCTGTTGTTAAACCAGAGGAAGCTAAATTAGGTGCTGCTGTTAAACCAGTTGCAGTACCACTTCCGTTTAATGTTATTGCCATTATACTATTGTCCAGTATTCTCCAGTACCGATTGTTACGGATACACCAGAGTTAATTGTTATTGGTCCAGCAGACATGGCATTATAATTGTTTGTAATTGTATAATTAGTTGTCACTGTTTGACCGTTTTCCCAGAAGATCTTATCAGTACCACCACCTTTAGCGGCAGCTATACCTGTAAGAGCAGAGCCATCTATAGCTGGTAATGTACCAGTTAAGTTAGCTGCATTTAGATAATGTGTACCGTGTTGACCATCTAATAGGTCAGCATCTAATCCACTAGCTGCACCATCTACAGTTTTGACTGCTGTAAGTATTTCACTTGCTGTCTGATCGGCTGTAGCTGACGCTTCTATAGCATCTAGTTTTGATTTCTGAGCTGTTGTCATCAAACCAGAGTTACTACCATCGACCTCGGTAATGACTGCGTTAGTTCCTGTGCTACTTGCAACTGTACGAGAGCTGGCTGTGTAACTTAGGTTTGTGGTTGTGTTGACTGAGTTTGTAGATGCTGCTGTTACTCTTCCCTGAGCGTCTACTGTGATTGCTGGGATTGCTGTTGCTGATCCGTAGCTACCAGCACTTACGGCTGTGTTTGCTAACTTGTCAGCAGTTACTGCGTCGTCTGCTATCTTAGCTGTTGTGACGCCACCATTGGCTAATTCTGTAGTACCTACTACACCAGCACTTGGTGTACCGATACTTACTGTTGATCCGATGGTGATGATAAAGAAGTCAGCACCACTAGCAGGGGCGGCAGAAAAGATAATATCAGCACCAGAAATAGCAAACCCTTCGCTGGGTTGGCTGGTTCCTGAGTTAGGTTTTTGAATGACTCCATTGACACTAACAAGGTGCTGTGCTGCAAATTGTCCGGGGTTACTAAGAGTAAATCTATAAGCTGATCCATTAAATGTTGCACTGCCTCCGCCTGTATTACTTGAGCTAGATAATGTGTTAATAAAGAAGCTACCAACTGATTGGGTTACTTCCCACGCACTTGTAGTTCCATTATATACGAGAAGTTTACCTGTGCTTGTATTAAAGAATAAATCACCACTATCAAGAGCACTTGAAGGGTTCGACGAACCGACTCTATATCTTTCGTTAAAATCATTTATATCTCCACTAAGACTTACTAGGTCACTTTCTGGAAGTGTTGCTTTGTGGTAGTTATATACCTGTCCAGATCCTGTAGAAGTTACAATAAAACGTATACCTGTAGCTATAGTTGAACTATAGAAGTTAGTAGGTATACCATTTATAGTTACTGTAGATCCACCTACAGTTCTACCTGTTGTACTGCTACCACTACCATTAACTACAATACCAGCTGCGTCTGCTATACTGATAGCAACACCAGATACTGGTTGTGTGTTAGGAAATGATACTTCGTTAGCTATTGCTTCAAAGCCACCAAATGGTTCTAGCTGTGCAGCAACATAGTCTACTACAGCTCCAGAGGTTGGTAGGTGTGAGTCACTGTCAGATATTGTAGTCTGCTCACAGCCTATCTTAGCGATAGTTACTGAGTCAGCAGCTAACTTATCTGTTGTGACGTTTGCATCTGTAATCTTAGATGTTGTAACCGAGTTAGATGCAAGCTTTCCAGCTGTAACATTAGTGTCAGCTAGTTTAGCTGTAGTGACATTTACGTCTACAAGTTTAGCTGTAGTAATCTGGTTGTCAGCTATATGTGCAGTATCTATAGACCCGTCTACGTAGTGTTCTGAGTTGATACTGTCGTCAGCTATCTTAGCACCAGTCACTGCATCTGCTGCAATGTCAGCTGTAGCTATTGTTAGATCTGTTATATTATTACTATTGACTGCTATATCACTAGGTAATGTACCTGATGCAAGCTTGTCCATACTAACAGCATTGTTAGCTAACTTGACTGTAGTTACAGCACTGTCAGCTAGTTTAGCTGTAGTTATAGCCGCATCTTTAAGATCACTTGTTACTATTGTTTGATTCTGTTCTTCTTGTGCAGCATATAATAACTGCGTCATGTTGTTGTTAAGATCGCCTGCCTTAACTGATGACCCTGCTGTGTAGGTTGCCTTAGCAGCATCTACATCTGTATCACGAAAAATACGTATTGCAGCTGGACTTGCTGGTATGTTGCCTGATGTAAAAACAACATTACCACCACCTGTTGTTGTGTAGCTAGTTATATTATAGTGACTGCCTGATGTTTTAATAACACCATCTACATCTACTTTAATATCAGCTTCTTTTATTGATGGGAAAGAGAACGCTTTAGTTGCATTACCATCCCCAGTAAAATCTGCGAAAGTTGTTGCCATTTATTTATAAGGAAGATTGAGGATGTCGGTGGTATCTCTCATTTTGAGAAGTTTTGCACGTTTCTTATTTTTCTGCTCATCAATAATCTCTTGTACTTCTGGATTATTCATGATCTGAGCCCAAGCTACTTTGCGTGCTTCTTGGAATAATTGATCTATTTTACCGTTATGCCAATAGTTTCTTGCATCGTACTTTGCTCTATCACCATTACGTATATCTTTTTGCATCTCTGCTAGTGATGCTAATGCTCTAGCATCTGTAGCTAATTTGTCAAGTTGTCTTTCTAAGTTCTGATCGCCTATAGCTTTCTGAAACATAGATCTTATTTTAGGTTCGTCAGTTAGGTTTGTACTGTCAGGTGCGTAGTATGTAGACATACGTAGATCATAACCACTCTCGAATAAAAATTGTCGACCTACACTCTGTGTTAAGTTAAGAGATACAGGACTTACAGCATTAAATGCACGAGTAAAGAAATCATAGTTTTTAATAGGCTGACCATTTAACATATCATACTTGATAGGTAATGCTTCGCCTGCTATGTTTTCCATTATTAAGTTACGGTTACGTATAGACTGGTCAATACCAGATCCTATTTCACGCATGTATGGTGTAAATAATTTACCCAGTTCGTTACGTAAACCAGCTAACGGTACTTGGTTGTTAGCAAGTGCAGATATTATTCTTTCTGCTTGTCCGGGTCTACCAGCAAACAAATCTACAAATGACTGTATACCAGCTAGGTATGACTTACTAGATATAGCCTGAGCTACAACTAATGACATTTTTTGTAGTTCTCTTTCTGTCCACTCTTCACCCATAAGTTCACTTGCATCACCTATATCAGCGATAGTAGACATTATAAGGTTAAAAGGTTCAATAGAATCATATCCTACACGTACACCAGCTAGCTCTATAGTTCTAGGTATATATCCAGCATCTATCCAACCTTGGCGTTTCTGTCTGTCAGCTGGTCCATTACCAGTCATCTTGCCATTCATCCAAGCTTGTACAGCTAGAGTAATAACACCAGCACCAATAGCTAATCTACCTGTTTGTAGTGCCTTGGCGTTTGCTAGCTCTTCAGCAGTATAGATACCATATTTATTGACAGAATCTAGGTTGTTAGGATTAGCAAATGCTACATCATTAAACTCTTTAACTAAAAAGTTAAAACCGGGTGTATGTTTAGCAGTAAGTTCTAGTCCGTTTACACCAGTTCTAGCAAATAGAAAGAATGGTCTAGCAGCTGGAACAGCACTAAATACATCGTTAAGACCTTTTGCAAACTTACCTGTTAATTCTTTAGTAAGTGTTACTTCTCTACGTGCAAACTTTGTAGCTTCGTCAACTAGGTTGCCGTTAGCATCAAACACCTGTCCAACAAAATCATCTTGATATGCTCTCATTAGCTCAGGTGTAATCTCTGGTAACTCAATACCATTGCCCTGCATATCTAATACTGAACGCATAGCTTTCTCTCGCATCTTAGATCTACCTAATAAAAACTCAAAGGTATCGTCAATAGATGCCATGACTTTTGTAGAGTATGTAAATAAACTTACATTATTAAGATTACGTACCATGTTAGCCCAGTAAAAAGCAGCCTTGTCGCCTGCATTTGCACGATCACTTTCTGCATACTTACGTACAAGCTCCCAGTTTACATCACTCTTAGTAAATTCAGCGTAACGTGTCTTAATTGTAGACATATCACCTTTCCAGTAAGAGTTAAGTCTTGTAAAGAATAACTGAAATCCCTCTGGTATAGCTTCTAACATACCGTTCATTGAAGCAAGACTAGCACGTATGGTAGCTGCGTCTCCTTCAAATGGATAACGTAATGTAGCTCCAAGAGCTGTAGATAATGGTCTAAGAAATGTTGCACCAGATGTACCCATAAGAGCACGGAATGGTGTTTTAGGTCCACTTAGTATACTGTGACTCATCATTTCTTGTAAGCCTCGTATAATAGCTCCTGTACGATCAGGTGAAGTAGCGTCTAATTTACCACCATATAATACAGTTCTAATAAAATTATCAAAATCTTCTAGTTGATTTACATTATTCATCATAGAAAATGCTTCAAACAACGCATTAAGTAAATCATCGTCTGGATCATCTTTAGCTATCTTAAGTATAGATAATATAGAATCCTTTGCATCTTGCATTTCTGCTGTTACAGCATCGTTAATAGCTCTACCTCTAGCTTTACCAGCACCTAATGCTCTAAACTCGTCAGATAATATAAGTCTGGATTTCTTTACTTGAAATAATGCAGTTAACATAGTGTCAACTATCTGTTTAGCTGGACCATCTATGTCATCTATAGACACAAGATCCATTATTTCTCTACCAGCTATACCTGTATCTCTTAGTTGTTTGAGTAGTGAGCCTACAACTAGGTCTGCAACAACTACATTTCGTGCTGTCCAAATCTCTACACCATCTACTACATCAGGATTAGCTTTAAATAACTTATCTAGATATTCTAAATCAGTCATATCAGCAGCATTTCTGCCTTCTGTAATCTCTCTAAATCCCTTAATAGCGTCTCTATATGTATCATAAAGAGCTTGTCTGTCACCTTTTACAGCGTCTAATTCAGCTTGAAACTTGTCGTTACTAAGTAGCTTACGTAAAGTTGTCTCAACTATCTCATCAGTTGTACCACTTTCTCTAGCTACACGTTCACGTTGTACAGGTGTAGTAACAGAACCAGTAGAACCATCTTCAGATCCCCACTCGTTACGTGTACGACCTAATTGTTCTCTAGCAGTTTGTGCATCTACTTCTGATACGTGTGCACCTTGGTGTCTGTCAGCTATAGGAGCATTTTTATCTGCTCTAAATTCTACCTCACCTTTACGTAGCTGTGATAAACCAGCTTCTATTGTTTGTTTTTCTACACTATTATTACGTGCTATTATCTGTTGTTTAACTTTACTACCACCTTTACCTAACATCCAAAGTGCACCGTCAAATGCAATTCCGATACCCATACCTTCTATAATGTTTTTTATTTTCATTATAATAGGATGGTCGGTATCTTTAGTAGTTAAAGGTGTATCTGCCCAACCATAGTGTTTAGTTATAGTACCTAGTGCGTTATGTCCGTCTGATGTTTTAGATACAGTATCAGACAAAGCACCTATACTTGCAGCTCTTGTAAGGCTACCAGCTTTTAATAATGCTGTTGCACCACCGGCTAGCAAAGGTATACCTGTTACAGCTAATCCTTTAGCGGCAGCAACTGTACCTACAGCCATTGTACCGAAGTGTACAGCACCTCTCATTAGATTACCCCACCATGTTTTAGTAACGATAGGATCACTATAGCTATTAAATGGTTGCCAATCTGGTTCGTAAAAACCTTTCTCTTTCTTCTCTCTTGCCATTTCTCCAGAGAGTGCATCTATAGTACGCTCTGGAAATGTAGCAATGGAAGAGGCAGTATCTTGAGCACCGCCTGTTGCCGCAGACTGCACTTCTTTTGCAACTGCTTTTAAACCCCACTGGTCTGCTTCCCTTGGGTCTGCCTGTTCAGTTAATGCTTTCTGTTCTGTATCATACTCAACTTGTTTTGCCTCAGCCGTAGCTTCGTTTTGTTGTTCTCTTCGTCCAAACTCACCAACAAGTTGTGCGGCATCTTCAACAGCAGAAGGATCTAATTCATATTCTTCCATAGTTTAATTATATACTAGCATCCACGAGTGCCTTAGCAACTCCGGGAAGTAGATTTCCTAATTGATTCATAGGTGGTAGAACTCCAACAATATCATAGAATTGTTGCTGTTCTTGTACTGGTACATTGACCAATCTTTTAAAACCGGGCATACCATTTAGTCCGTGACCTTTATTAACCTTTTGTCTTAATCGACCTAAAACAAGAGCTTTTTGTGTGTCTTCATTAAACATGTCTTGCAAGTCAAAAGGCATGCCACCTTCCATTAATACTTGTAATAAACCTTCTTTAGATATATT